CATTACTTCCTGAAGAAGAAATTCCAACTGCGCCGCCACTACCAACAGTAATTGCATACGTTGAACCAGGCGTTACACGAAACGCTGAACCAGTTCTAAATCCACCAGATCCGCCACCACCGCCAGCACCAGATCCACCGCCACCGCCACCTGCCACCACAAGATAGTCAACCGCAGTCACACCCGCAGGCGCAGTCCAGTAACCAGATGCAGTAAATGTCTGAACAACAGTAACACCCGCAGGCCAGTTACTTAGCGTCCAAATGCCAGATGCAAAGCCGGGCGTGTACAGCGGCGAAGACGCGCTAATAATCTGTCCAGGATAACCATGAATTGCCATAGCAACCCCTTAGCTGCTAAGTTGTTCGTAGCTTACTGAGAATGTAATCGCGCTGTTCGTGCCAGACTGAACAATAAACGCTCTGTCTTCTAACAGATACGTTGCCGTAGTCTTATCAACCACGATCAGCGAAGCATACGCAGGCACAGAGATGTTGGACGCAACGGCAAAAGCATTCGAAGAGCTAGTCACAACCAAGTTTCCAGATGTCACCGCGCCGCTGTTGTACAGCATTACTGTCGCGTTAGCAGCAGTGTTAGATGTATTTGCAGCCACAATCTGATTGACTTTGAACACGTTGCCAGAGCCGCTGGTATTAGCAATCAGCACGAGCGTGGATGTATTCGCAGGAGTCAGGTAGTTAGTCTGACCATAAATCTGCGTTACGTTTACTATATTAGGATTTGCCATTTTAATAACTCCTTAGAATCCGAAGATCATAGCCATCGCAATGGCCTTACCTGTTGTTACGCCTGACGCTGCTGGAGTTTGACTTACCCAGTGCGTACCATTACTTGTTAGAACATTGTTAGCAGTACCAGGCGCTACCAATGTCACATTGCTTGTATTGTTACCTACTAGTACGCTGCCGTAAGTCAGATTGGCTAAACCAGTACCGCCCTCTGGAACATCCAGCGGGGTAGTCAGCGTGATATTAGATAGCGTTAAGTTACCGACTTGTAGGTTTGCAATGTAGTTTGTAGTCTCAGCAATATTAGTTGCGTCGTTAAATATGACTACCGACTTGCCAGTAGGTACTGTTACTGTCGTGCCTGTTGGAGAAGCGTTACTACCGTTGGAAATAATGACAGAGTTGGATAGTCCATTCGTCACTAAATACTGCTTCTCAATCGCAGGTATAAACAATGTCTGTACGCTACTGATTGTTCCTACTAAGTTCAATCGTAAGTTACGCGCAGTCTGTGTTGCATTCGTATCTGTTAGTGCAATCGCCGCATTTGAGCTGGCAAAGGTTACGTTGGCAGAGCCAGTGATAGCTTCCTCAAGGGCCGTGCCAAGGTTGGTATTCGTGGTATTACCCCACGTACCTGCCTGATCGCCAGTTCCGATCAGTTCGATCTTTAGGCTGCTATATGTACTTGCCATGATCCATCCTTACATAATGGTGTTTATTACCTGCCACGACGCATTCTCTGTCGTATTTATTATCTGCCAGCCGCCTGACACATCATCATTTATCGGCCTCCAATCAGCTATCTGTGCATCGTTAATCAAGTTCCACAGATACTGAGCAAACCATGAATCCGTTATCGTGACACTTTCAGCTATACGTCTTTCGTTCTCTGTTGCTACTGTTATTTCATCCTGCGCAGTGAGTAATTCTGTTATCAACGTCTGAAAAATCGCCTGCGCATTTGCAAACTCAGCAGCAGTTACTGTTTCATCTATCGTGCCAAACGTATTTCTAATCCCAACATACTCATCACTGACGTTAGCTGATTCTGTTACTGCGCCCGATATACCAAACGCACTTAATATTCTTTCAGATATATTTGCCGTATCACTTACAGCAACCGCAAATGTCTGACCGCCAGATACTGTTTCACTTGCGTTAGCTGACTCACTTATGTTTCTTTCGCCAGTAACGCTGATTCTTACAGTATCAACTGTTTGCACGTTTTCCTGAATTCTTGATCCAAGTATTACTAACGTGCTTACAGCATCACTAGCAGTAGAAACTTCAGATACCCTACTACCAAATATAACCGTGCTTATTACCGTTTCACTTGCAGTTGCCGTATCACTTACGCTGCTTACAAATACTATTGCCGAGCTTACTGTTTCTGACGTATTAGCAAATTCATTGATAGATACATTTGCCGTTAGTCCTGCCGAAAATATCTCAGTAACACTTGCTGTCTCTGCTATGTTTCCTGTAATCGCCGCCTGCGCCGCTACATTTACAGAATCACTAGCAACAATTAAACCGCCATTACCTAACCCCCAACCGCCTAACGAATCTTCAGCACCACCCCAAATGCCATTACCCCAGCCACCATTGGAGATGACCGGATAGTAAACTGAGCAACCCCACGCTGCTTCAGCCCAGTATCCGCTGCCGTAGCCGCCATCAACTTGGGCCACACATTACCCCGCAGCAACAATCTGTTCTTCCGTGAACCAACGCTCATGCTCAACGCCATCAGTAGACCACGATACTAAGTAGTAAACCGTACCGTCTTCGTCCATGCGCATCTTGGTAATCGGGCCTTCTGGAGTCACAGCCTTAACCTTGACTACGTCGCCCTTTTTAAATGTTGCCATGTCTATCCCCTATTAAGCAGCGTCAAGGTTGAACGAGTATGTGATGTTCAAAACGTCACCGCTCACCACAGTACGATCACCAGGCGCTTGGAAGTCTGCCGCTGAGAACAATAACCCAGATGTGCCAGTTGCCACGTTAGCTAAGAATGCGCCTGCAATAGTTGCATTAGCATTCATAGTAAACGATGCAGCAGATGCTGAGTTGTTAATGTTTGATGGGTCTGCTAGTGTCGCCGCGCCAAACGAAGCAGCTTTGCGATTACCAACATAGTCAGCATTCTCCGTCCAACCAGCATGTGTATCTAATGTATCTCCGCCTGAGAATGTCGTAGTGGCAGATGTTCCATTAACCAAACCAATATACCAAGCAGCCGTGTAAGTTGCGCCTGTGAAAAACTGAGTATTCATAGATTGCAGACCAGTGTTTACCACCAGATTAGGAGCAATATCTACCCACTTCTCATGACCATCTTTATCAACACAGGTTACGGTAAATACACCACCTGAAGATAAACCCTCTACAAAACCTGTTTTACGCTCCACATCGCCTGCGACTTTTTCGCTGGATTTGGATTTTTCAGTAGACATGATTACTCCTTACGTTATACGAATTAGCGCGCTGGACTGTGTGTCAGGCGGCAAAATTACTGTAAATGTGTTGTTGCCAGTCTGGATCTTGTCAGACCCAAAGTCCAATACTGCTATCGAAGCGTTTGATTTAGTTGCGTTGTAAATCAATGCACCCCTAGTTGTAAACTGAGCCGGATCCCAAACAACATTACTAAAGCTTACATACACTGTATTGCTACCACTGTTAATGGTCACATTAGATAGTGTTTTACCGCCCACAGTGTAGCCAGTACCACTAATCTCATTAGCAGGTGTGTACGCCGTTGTATCCTGATCTAGCGTGGCATACGCGGTGTACAGCGCCATCTTCAATGTGTCGGAGGCTACGTTCTGCTTACCTTCCAGCATGTCAACCTTGAAGCTTGTAGTCAGTCCTTGGTAGATTGTCATGTGACTCTCACTCTAGTCTGACCACTGCGGTATCCATCTTGCCTTTCAAGGCCATCACCCAGACGTTTCAACTGACCTAATGCTTCGTTGTACTTTGCTTCTACATTGGCGATCAAATCTTGCTCACCTTTCATGTACAAGTAAGCCTCGCGCAAGGAGCCATACAACAGAACTGGATCATAGTTGTCGCCCAGCCAGCTCGTGCCAGCAGTAACAATAGATTGCGGGTAGTAGTAGTAGTGCATCTCTACCGTGTACGACGTATTTGGCGTTGGGCCAAGAATAAACGTCAGCTCATTCGTGGTTACATTGCTGCTCACAGATGGGCCAAAGATAGCGTAGTACAGAGGCAAACCTGTATCGTTCGGCGTTGGGTACGCTTCACGAAGATAGTTCACATCTTTGTTCAACAAGTACGTGTATGTCTCATTAGCTGACTGATAGTTCTGAATTACTGCCAGCGAGTACACAGAAAGAAAGTCGCCAGGTGCAGACAGGTATTTGTTATTAGCCGTCAACGTACCAGTCTGATTCCTTCGTATAGATGGAAGCTGGACAGTGTTATAAACGCGAGTCTCAGTCTGCTGTACGAACGTAGGAATATAAGACTCAAACTCGGCCTCATAGTTCTCCGTGTACGACTGAATCGCAGCTTTTAACTCGGTGTAATTCATTTACGCCATCGGCCCACGGCACATCGTGCCTTTAGTTGCAGCACCAGCACCACGCATTTTGATGCCGTCAGTCTTAGCAGGCTTTGTATTACCCTTGCTCAGACCAGCTACAGAAATGTTCATGTCATCCATAACTTTAGCGCCAGTGGTGTAAGCAGAATCAGCCTGAATGCTAGACGCCTTACCCTTCATATCGTGCGGGGCAGCGTACACAGCAGCTTGGCCTACTTCCTTACCTTTAACCTTCTGCGAAAACTTAGCCATTATCGACCTCTACCGTTGGATTTCTGGTTCATAGCGCGAGCAATATTGCGACCATATTTTTCCATGGATTCAGTAGTTACGCCACCTTTTGCCATCTTGTGCATACGCTTTTCGTGTGACTTAACTTCTTTACTAGCGATCTGCTTAACTTGTTTTGTGTCCATCTCGTACTCCTAGTTTATGGTTACGTTTGAAACTGACGTACTAGCTACCAAGTTGTTCGGGGTCAGTCCGTTATCAATACCTCTTGCGCCACCTATCGGGTTCCAGCCCCACTGTATTATCCGGCTACCACCACTAGGATAACCATTCTCTGTTATCAACGGCCCAGATTGTATGTTCGTCTGTAAGCCTGAAAAACCAGACTGCCAGTAAGAAACATCAGGCCGTGGATCACGTACAGCTTGTGGATCGTTCACAGGGTAAAGCCCAAGACTTAACTGCGGCTGATCCGGCTCCCAACATGTCTTGCAAACTTTGATGTTGACGTTCTTGGTCTTGATCGTCAGCTTCTTTAATTCTTTCAGCAGATACCTAAAACCACATCGGTCACATTCTGCAATTGATTTCTTACCACTCGTATACTTACTTGGCATACATCACCTGTAAGTAATCATGCGAGGCACCAAACGATCTGGCGCTTTCTCGCGGTCTTCTCCTGCCGCCATCTCCCACGACTCATCGTACTGAGCCTTCAGTAACTGTATGCGCTCTAAGCCGCCTGGCAGCTTCATAGCCAACCTGTACGCCAAGCCACATATCAGCGCCTCTTGGAAACGGAATGGAATATCTTCCACATTTACACCGTTACCTGCATCAGTCATACGGCGCAAACGCCAGTAAACAAAGTAGTAGAACGGCGCACTTACTGTTCCCTGATCTGGTGTAGGCCACACAGTAAACTGCGGAACTTTAGGAGTAGCGCCTGCTACGTCCGTAGTCTGCCCCGAGCGGCGATTTATATACACTTGAATCGGGCGTCCTTGCGTCAACTTATTAGGTATCGTCGAGTACGTAGATACGCTTATTCGGTTGATGTTGATGTCGATCTGGTTCGCTTCGGAGCCAGGGTAATTACGAATAACATGCTCGATAAGATCAACAGTATCGTCAGGAAGGTCATACGTATTCACCCCTTGTATCAAAGGTATGGTGCCAGTATCAATAGTCCACAGATTGATGCCGCGATTAGCCCACTCTGCCAGCAACAAATTAAGACTGCGGCGCGCTGTGCGGAAGTCATAGCCAGTACGTAGCTCTAATCCATTGCGCTCAAACGCCTCCTCAACGATATCGTTAAGGGTAGGATTAAACGCTGTGGTACTGGTTGTGTATGGCATTACTTCTTCCTAGCTGCGCGCATGTTATCTACCAAATTTGGGTAAGGTCTGCCTGCTGCCCTAGCCATAGCTTTCGCCGAGGCTTTCTTTACAGCAGTAAGTACAGACGGTTTACCCAATTCCTTCGGACGCGGCTTATCCCACACAGGCTTTACTTTCCCACCCTTCTTATACTGGGTGAAATCTGTATCGTCCCTGCGGGCTTTCTTAGCGCCCTTGGGCATCTTAGAAGGGGCTATGTCGCCCATGCCGCGTGAAGGTCTCATTAGCAGTAACCGCCTTTTTTCATACCTTTAGCACCGCCCATGATGCCTACGTTCTTGCCGGAGTTACCAAGGTTCTTGCCTTTGGTTTTGCCTTTAACAGCAACGCCATCACGGCTAGGAGCAGCAGTTTTAACAGCACCCATCTTAGATGCAGCCATACCACCTTTTTTCATGCCTTTCATTTCGCCCATCTCATGTTTGATCATGGATTTAGGAGCGCCCTTAGATTTCATAAACGACACTTCCTTCTTAACCATCTTCTTTGACTCAGCCATACCGCCTCCTGATTTAGTAAATTCTTTACCCACACTCTGCGGCACACCGGCCTTTTTGGCAAACGCAGGGTTGTGAGCTACCGCCTGCATAAACCTTTCCTGCTTTTTACTCACGCTAGGCACGAGTCTTACCTCTAATAGCGCAACCATCTGCACGGGAAGAAGCACTGGAAACTTTTCCACCCTTCTTAAATGCTTGCATAGGTTGTTGCTGAGGATTAGGCGCACCTGCATTAGCTTGTGGCTGCATGTTGAACGTCTGATTTGTGCCGCCATTCTGACCGCCAGCTTGAGGCTGATTGCCATAGAAAGGATAAGTAGGCTGCTGTGTCATACCGCCGTCTGCGTATTTAGTCTTAGCCATTAGCACATCTTTCCACGAGTTTTACCGCGCTGGGCTATACCGTCACCACGGCTAGACGCGCTACCACCAGAAGCCATCTTCTTTGTCTTGCCGCCTTTTTTGAAATAGCGGCCACCTTCATTTTCAAATGCTGCTTCTTCTGCTGTCATGCTACGCACAGGAGATCTGGTTGTACCACCCATCTCACTTTTTTCACCTCTTGTGCCAGATTGCATTTTCTTGCGGTTTGCAAGTAAACCTGCGCCGGCAGCACCAGCAAGACCAAGACCAGCAGCAAGAGCAGCTTTAGAAAGTCCAGAATCACCAGTAGGTTTAGGTTTAGCCTTAGAACTAAAGTCTTGACTACCCATTTCTCCAGCACTAACTACACCGCTGTAACGTGGCTTTGGTCTAGCCTTTTTCTTCTCTGGCCCAGTTGTACTAAATGTTCTAGTCTTCGGAGCGTAAATATCGCTATCATCAGCGGCAGGAGAACCAGAAGCTATACCTTTAGGAGATTCTTTCTCAGTATCTTTTACAGTGTCTTCTTTGATTGACTCAGAAATATATTCTTTGGGGCCAGACATTGTTGATGTCGCACCAGCACGTTTGCCCATAGTTGCGTAATCATCTGGGCCAGCTTTAGGACGATCTTCCTCTTTGCCAAAGCGTGTGCGAACTGGCTCGCCAGAACTAGAACGGACTGGATTACCGGAACTGTCTGTAAGAACTCCGCCTTTATCGTAGCGTTTAACTTTGCGTTTCATGACTTATCCTTTTTGGGAAATAAGTTGATCAATCTTTGCTTCAAGCTTGTTAAAGCGTTGATCAATGTGGTCTGTAATCCGTTCAACTTCTGCATTAGTGACGTTATCACGGGCAATTTCCTCACGAGTCTTGTTCAACAAGATCGTAATGCGCGACAGTTCAGCAAACTTTTCGTGCGCTATATACGCAAAAAGCCCAGTAAATAGACTTAATACAGTCATCCACAGGCCATTTATATCTAACATTTCCACTTCCTCAATGCTTTATTGATACGGCTATCTGGATCTTTTGCTGTCTTTGGGGACGTCAACTTCTTCTTTGCCCCCTCCATCCGCGCACAGAATGACTTCTTCCGTGAACCACCTTCTGGCTGAGGGGCTTTCAGACCTGGCTTCTTCGGATTGGCTGCGTTGTAGGACGCCCGTCCTTTGGCGTTTAATCCGCCCGACGGAGCTTTCCCTTCTTTGCGCTGCCATGCCGGAGTCTTAGCCATAGATAACTGTCGCAGTAGCGTTGCCACAAGTAACAGCTAAATTGCCAGAAGCAATAATGCCTTCACCTGGAAGCAATACATTAAATGAACTGCCAGTGCCGCTAGAAGAAGCAAAGAACCAAATGTTAGTAGTACCGTTATTAACAGCTACATTGCCGCCGATACCAGCACTAATGGTCACACCCTTAAATCGAGTGCGACCTTCAAACACAATAGTTTTGCCGCCCGCGTTACACCAAGTAGCTTTAACGTCTGTTTGCATCATGGTGATGCCTCCTTATTAGACGTTCTGTTGACCGAACAAATAGTCAGTAACGAAGTAAGTAACAAAACCAGCTACAGAGCCAACACCTGCGCTTGCGCTCTCAGTTGTCAATACAGTGTTAACCGTTGCATTAGCTACAGTACCAAGGCCAGCGCCATTACCTACACCGCCAACAACAATCACGCGGTTTGAAGTAGCAGCAGTAGCATTCGCGTAGAAAGCAGCATCAGAAATACCACCAGTAACGGTAGTAAAACCAACATTGATTGAGCCAGATGTAATAGGTGTAGTGATAGTAACTGACGTTACTACAGCATTAGCTGGAAGAATTACTTCGGAAGTCTGACCGGACGCAACAACAGCGTTACCAGATACAGCTACGTTAGCAACATAAAAGGAAGCAGCCATCAGGCCGGATCCACAATAAGCCTGACGGGTCGTGTCGCCGCCGCCAGAGCGCCAAATACTTTGGGTGGTTGAAATAGGCATTTAAGTTTTCCCTCATGCGGTTAGGTGATGGCAGTCTGCATGAAGTCAGCCGGGACTGTCTGCCACACCGGTATTACCCGGAATTCATAGGTTTATACTATGAGGGTTCAAGAAATGCAAGAGGAATTCTATTGAGTTTGACAAATAAAACAAGGGGGCCGAAGCCCCCTTGAGATACCGCATAGATACTGGCTTATGCGCCTTGGCTACCGAACATGCCGAGCGGGTCACTCCATCCAAATGAGTAACGCTCTCTTGACTTATATCTAACATTTCCTGTGTCAAAATCTCCGTCCATCGAGTTCGACAAAGGTGTACGAATAAAGTGCTTCATGCCGTTTGGAACGTCGGTAGTTAAATACCAGCCGTTGTTGTCGGTCAAGAAGTGGTTAATCGTATAGCCTTCTGGAATCGAACCATTGTTCTTCAGGGCGTTGATATCGTTGTCGTTAGTACCAACACGGAGGCTGGTTTCCAACAGACGAGTAGCAACGAACTGGAGAGCTGATGGAACAATCAGCTTGCGTGGTTTAGCAGCGATCAACAGATCACGTTCATCTGTCCAAGCAGCGATTTGAATAACTGCGTTTTCCAACGAAGTTTCATTCAAGTCAGCTTGAGTAGATGGTGTGTTGCTGTTAGTACCGCCGGAGACCAAAGGATGTGCTGTCG